CGCCTCAACGTCAGCGTAGTAGGCCTTTCGACTATATTCTCGAGTGCGACCCGGATTTTTTTTAAGCCATGTCTTATGCGTTTCTTTAACTCGATCCAGATTGAGAGATCGCCATCTTTCGTTACTGGCCTTAGACTTTTCTGGATTATCCCGACGCCATTTTCGGCATCTTTCCCGATGCAATTCCGGATTATCTTTGCGCGTATCCTTGGTTCTTATGTTCTTGCATTCGCAACAATTCCGATCGCTGACTTGTCTGTTAGACAGGTGTCCGTTACAGCATGGTACACCAGTAAAATATCGTTTGAGACCCTGCTCTTTCGCCTCGGATCTCGAAACGATCTTGCGTTCTGAATGGATTCGGGATTGGCTATCGTCAGCCATGATGCGGGCGCTCCTACGCTCGGTCTGGTTAGAAGCGCCTTGGTGTTACGAGCACCTTGGCGCTTCGCGTTTTTATAGCACAACCCGCTCTAATCTCCTAGACCACCCTCACGTTTACCTGTGAGCCATTTCTATACAAATTACCAACCGGCACACCGGCCTTCGCCGCCGCCGCATCATTGGCGGCATTCACCAGAGATGGAGCCCCGCCGGCCGCCAACGCTGCCACCAGCGCATCGAGCGCCGATATGTAGTCCCGAAACTCCTGAACCGGACGCCCGGTTTTATCCGTAACCGGGAACGTCGGATTGAAGTTCTTCTTCGCCGGTAGCGTCACGGCGCGACCTCGCGCGGATCGGATGACATCGTGGCGCCCATCAACGAGCGATAGACCGGATCGGTGATATCGATCCGCCAGCGCACACCGACCGGGCCTGCCTGACCTCGGTTCTTCACGCTCGCGCGCGACCGCTTGACCTTGCGCTGCGGTGCCAGCGAGCGCACCGACGGCGTGTCGAAGGTCTGCCCGCCGTCCTTCGAACACGAGATCGCGCATTGCGCATTCGATGCACCGGGAGGCGCGGTCAGGTCGGTTGCGATTCCACCTGAGATATAGGCGTTGGCAAATACCGTGCCGAGCAATTCGATATGGTTGCCGTCGACCACCCGCATCGGGAAGGTGCCGTTAGCCTCCGTGGTACCCGTGACACCCACCACCTGCACTTCATCGCCGCTTACCGCTTGCGAGGTCTGGTTGACGGTGAGGCGTACCACACTGCCGGTCCCACCCGAGGCGCCGAGCACGGTCATCTGGTAGTTTCCGACCACGGTCGACGTTCCGAACGCGAAGTCGAAATCGGCGCGTGCGATGCGCAATTGCTGCGGGAAATCCCGGGCCGGACCGGATTCGATCCGGAACAGCAGCGGCGCGCCGTTCTCGGTATAGTTCGTCAGGTCGTGCATCAGGATGTTGCCGGATTGCTGGTCTCCCACCAGCCAGTTACCGAACGCCGGATGCCCGCAGGTTGCGCGCCAGCGGCCATAGACGCCGTTCTTCAGCGATACCCGTTCGTTCCATTTCTTGGTGCTGACGTTGATTTCCCAGGACCATTGCGACGAGGACAGATGCCAGAACTTTTTGCCACCCTCGACGTAGCAGCCCGCCTCGATCTGGTCCCCGGCATGAAAGCGCGCTTCGATCAACCGGTCGAGGTCCGGCGGCGACACCTTGACCGGCTGTAGCGAGCCCGGCGTCAACCAGTAGACGCCAAAGTCCTGCGCAGCCCAGAACAGTTCGGAGAACCCGGTTTCCCATCCGGCAATCGCCGGCGACTGCAAGAGGCCGTATTCCAGGATCGTATACCGGGAGTACGGGAAGTTCGGTGCCGGGTTGGCGGCGTCCTGCCACGCCTCGCAATGGCCGGTCGTAAAGAACAGCATCAGCCCCGAGAACGGAATCCCGCGCAGCAGCGTCACGTCGGCCTTGGCCTGAATGGTGACATAGGTCAGCGGATTGAGTTGCAGCGAATTCAGCCTGGTCGCGAACACGCGTCCGTCCGCGATCGTGAAGAAGAAATAGCCATCCTGGTTGGCAACCGAATTGGGCTGCGGCAGGTTGCCCAGCCCGTTATAGGCTAGCGGCGCGCCGGTGAACACGATGCCGACTGTTCCCGCACCTCCGGCCATCTGGCCAGACACGGGATTGAAGGTGACGGTTTCAGTCCCCGTTCCAGTGGTAGACGACGTTAGAGACGTCGAATTTCCGATCTGGCCGGCCATGATGATAGAGATCACACCGAGCGCGGAGGTTGCCGTCAAGTTGACCGCGGCAAGCTTGGCGTTGGCATTGATCGCGTTCTTCAAGCCTGTGGCAACGGTCGTGGCGGTTTCCGCGCCTCCGACCAGTGTATAGGTCACGGTCAGCGGGAACGTCGAATCCTGGTTGTTGAAGAACGTCAGCGACACGGTATCGGCCGCGACAAATGACCCGCCTGCGATCGTCGCTGACAGTGCCGCGTTCGCAACCGCGGTCGTGTTGAGCACGTAGGCGCCGTTATCGACGTCGACGGCGACCACGTCGGGATTGCTGGCCTGATCGCGGGTGATGGATACCTTCTTGGTGCCGGCCATATTGCCCAGCACCACCTTGTTGCCGGCGACATCCACCGTCACGACGTTGGTCTGGAATACCTCGTAGGCGAGGTTCTTGACCTGCATGCCGCCGCGGTAATTGGTCTCGGCCGTGATCGACTGTTGCGATAGCCCTGGCGATCCGACCCATTTCTGCTGTGCTGGTGCCGATGGTTTGCCCGGCTCGCCCAGCGGTTCGGCATGGCAATTGATCAACCGTCCAGCGCCTTCCTGCGGGTTCTGACCCGGGAACGACGATAACGGAAATGGGATTTGCGACGGCTTCGGCATCAGAAGTTCATGATCCGAAGGGGTTCATATGTGGGTCTTCCTCGCGTGATGATCTTGAGCGACTTCGCGGCAGTCCCCGCGCCAATCTCGACGCCGCCAGAACCACCGAGGCCCTTGTTGATCTTGTCCATCAGTTCCTGCCCTACCAGCCCGAACTTGCTGGCGCACTCGCCCGCCACGATGTCGGCGAGATCGGCAAACCATGCGCCCGGGATATTGTTCGGGTCCGGTACGTAGACCACTTCAAGCGCGCCGAGCTTTCGATAGATCGAATCAAGCTTTTCTTGGATCCAATTGAAATCCTCGACGTCGATCGGCTGACCTGCCGCGAGAACGCCGAGATTGGCGAGCGCTTCGGTGATCAGATCGGTTGATGTCCGATAGGGCGATGTCGTCGACATAGATCTCAGGACTCCATGTTCCGGATAAGGACCCCGTTGAACAGCAAGTCCGTATTAAGAAATAACGGATCGCTATATCGACCGTCGACACCTCGGAAATCAGGGTCGTTCGCTGTCTTGATGTCAGGATCGGCAGCGAGATCTGAGAATCCGCGCTGATCAACCAACAAGATGAACCACTCAGTTTCGTCTTGTAGCTTGAACGGTCGATATCTCGGATTTGCTTTTTTGGCTGACCTCTTCACGCCATTAACGAAATTCGATCCAGACAACGTCTCATCTTGAATGATCGAGGAGGCGCGACCGGCGATGTTTGCAGCAACTAATATCGCATCCATTGACATCACCAGGGCAAGACGTTGAAGCCGGCCCTCGCCCAGGCGGTCGCGACCTGCAGTTCGTTCATCTCGTCCATCTTGGCGAGTTGATGAAGCCGGGGCATGAACAGCGTGCCGAGATAGGCGTAGTCGTCCGTTCCGACCTCACAAGCGACCTGCAATTCGCGGTCGCGGGCGAAGCGTGCGATCAGTTCGTCGACGTGCTGGATCGAGGGATCGCCGAGCCATCCGACCAGATAAGCGCGGTACTGTTCTGCGGTGGTGGGCAGCGTTTCGGGCGATTTCACGCGCTTGGCGTTGCCGAGGACGAAACCCTTGCTGGTCTTAGCGGTCTCGATCATGTGGTAGTTCAGCCGCTCCCGGCCATTGCCGTCCGGATGTCCGGTCAGTTCCTGCGGCACATTGGCCTGGAACGTGATGCCGCCCCACATGGTGCTGGACGGACCTCCGGGACCCGGCACATAGGTGATGGTCTCGGTGACGGGTTCGATCAGCGGTAGCGGCTCGTCGGTGCTCTTCGGTCTTGCCATGATCACGTTTACCTTTCAATGGGCGATGCCCGGGACGGTCCCGGGCATCATAGGCGTTACATGTCGTTGTTTTCGACGAACTCGATCACGCACGTCACGGAACCCGTCGTCCCCGCCGTGCCGGTCTGCGCGTACTTGGCGTAGAGCGTGGTGTCGGCGGCCGATGTCGCGGTCAGACCGAGGCCCGCCGCCGTGGTCAGATGCTGCACGGTCGCGGACAGTTCGTTCAAGTCCGCCGCCGCGACGATCTCGTTGGCGTTGGCGAGCGACGTCCCGAACGTGATGACGTTGGTGGTCGAGGCATTGAACACGGTCGTGACATGGCAATCGATCGCCTTGATGAAGGTGTTCTGCTTCAGGGCGCCGATCGCCTGCGCGGTCGAGATGCGCGGATCGTTGAAGTTGACCGTCACCCGGAAATAGTTCGGATGATAGTCGGCGAACGACCGGGCCGAATAGATTCGGGTCTGATCGTTGTTGAGTGCGAGCGCCGCTCCGACCGCGAACAGGCTGATCAGCCCGGCCACGCCAGCACGCAAGAGTTTCGTCTTCATGGGAAAGGCCTCCTCGGCCCAAAGAATTGATGAGGATGATGGCGGCGCGGCATGGTCGCGCCGCCGGTTCATTCAGATGGGCTGGCCCTAGTTGTCGGCCACCGCGGCGAAGAAGCCGGTATAGATGCCCCATTCCTTGAAGTTTCCGGCCGCGTTCAGCTTGGCGATCTTGCCGACACCGTAGGCCATCTTCGTACCGACACCACGGATGAAACCGTAGTCGTCTTCCTTCCGGAACGTCGGCGTCGGCATCATGCCCCAGCACCATGCCGCCGCGCCC